TGTAGCTCGGCTCGCAAAATGAGAAAAAATGACTTGCAAAATGAGAAAAATCATTCTCTCGATATTGTATATTTGAATGAATATTATGTGTCCTTTAAAGACCATTTAAACGTCCTTCAAACAAAAATAAGGCTACACCCCACGCATAGTGGAGTGTAGCCTTATTTAATTATTTAACTCGTAGTTTCTGACCTACATAGATGGTATATTTCGCATCTAGGTTGTTCCAGTTTCTTATCTGGTTGATAGTTGATCCGTATCGTAACCCTAGAGCTGATACCGTATCACCTCTAACCACCGTATGGTGCTGAACGTTCGGAGAAACAACGATCGTTGAGCCGATTCTCAACGCACTAGGGTTTACACTAGGGTTTAATCGTTGCAACTCAGCAACCGTCGTGTTGTAACGATTCGCCAAAGCGTAGAAGGTGTCGCCACTCACAATGGTATGCGTCGAGTTGCTTAGTTGCGGCGTGCTCGGCTTAGGTGTCGCTTTCTTCTTTAATCCAAATATCGCCACAAGACCATTTTCCATCCCTTTAGCACACTTATTTAAAAAGGCAGGGTCTTTTAATAACTTAGCATCTGAGGCATTGTCAATAAACATGAATTCAGGAAGAATGGCAGGCATACGCGTTTCGCGAACCACGTGGAAATTAGCTCTTTTCTTCAATCGATCCCTGACTTTCAGTTCCTTCATGATTTCACTGTGCATAACGTTTTGGTTAGATATCGTCGCAGAGCTAACTCCACCATTCCAGATGAAGGATTCAAAACCAGTTCCACCGCCAGCGTTCACATGTACACTAATGAAGTAATCAGCACCCCAAGCGTTAGCCATATCAGTTCGTTGTTTCAACGTTAAGGCTCGATCATCCTCGCGACTTAATCTAACTTCTACATTTTCGTATTGTTCAAGGTATTTCTTTAAGGCCTTCGCAATTGAAAGTGTTAAATCTTTCTCTCTCAACCCATTACCAACGGCTCCCGGGTCACTACCACCATGACCCGGATCAATGAATATTTTGATTTTCTTCATAATCATTCATCCCCCTTACAATCTTCACACACAGGCTCGCCGTGTCCACCTTCAGCGAATAACTCCTGTTTCCATTCCAATTCTTTGCCACAAAATACGCATTCTGTCGTTTGTTTCACCATTACTTTCACTCTCCTTTGAAATAGTTACTTCGCCTTAGTAAGACCAGCTTTCTTCAATGTTTCTTTTTGTTTTTTTCCTGTTTTAGTTACATAGTTGTTCTTGAACCACGCAATCATAGCAGCAACAATTGTTAAAACAGCAGAGAATAACAAATATCCAAGCTCAACAATATTCGTTACTCCTGCCTCATCAAGTGGTAATTTCTCGATACCAAACATTGCAAATATCTGATTCGCTAAAGCTAGAATCAACACAATCGTCCGAATCAACGTTCCTTTATCCATTTCCATCACCTCCTTTCAGGCATAAATAAAAGAGCCACTCATTAGTGAGCGCCTCTAGTTAGCACGAAATCATTCAATAATTTAGTTTTCAACTTATGGCAATCGGCATGTTTCATCAGTCCGAGATATGAGGCTATCGTTGGCTTTATATGCTCAAGTTCAACCTCGCCTCTTGCATAAGCTTTTTGTAAATACTTTAATCGCTTTTTCATTTTCTTTACCGTTTTCTTTTTTAACTTTTTATGAGTCGACCATATTCTAAAACCCACAAAATCAACACCATCGCTAGTAGGTCTAATCGCTGTTTTGTTATTCAAAAGTAATTTCAAATCAAACCTCAGAAAGAGGTCCATATCTTCTAAAATTGCATTCAAATTCTGCTTGTCGTTATCAATAATCACCATGTCATCCATGTATCTCGCATAATACTTAATCTTCAACTTATGCTTAACAAATTGATCCAACTCGTTAAGGTAAAGATTCGCGAAAAGTTGACTGGTTAAGTTACCTATAGGCATTCCCATTCCCTCTATGCGATCCTCTTCAAATTGATGATCCATTAACGGAACGCCAAAATTCACATCTTCAGAACAGATAATCTTTTCTAAAAGCCACATCAAGTCATCATCCTTGATTTTTCTTTGCAGCATAGAGAGTAAAACTTGATGATCGATGCGATAAAAATACTTCGATACATCACACTTCAAATGATATGGTCTTGCTCCTGTTCTTTCTACTTTTCTAATCCAATACTGGACCCGAGAAGCAGCTTGTTGAGAACCTTTTCCTTTTCTACAAGCAAAGGAATCTGATATGAACTGTCTATCAAAATACGGTTCTAACACTTTATATATCGCCCATTGGACTACTCTATCCTTAAAAGGAAGAGACATTATCAATCGTTTTTTCGGCTCGTAAACATGAAATTCTCTGTACCGACCTATCTCGTATGTCTTATAGATTAATTCATTTTGTATTTGTATCAGATTTTCTTCGAGATTATTCGAAAACTCAAGGACTTCTCCTCGAAACCTTTTGCCCTTACGGGCATTGAGATAAGCTTCCCATAAATTTTCATAATCTATTATCTGTTCATATAAATTTCCAAGCCTTTTCATTATGTCCTCCATAATCTTGATGACTGGTCGTGCTACCCTTCGTTTTAACTACTAACTAACTTACCAGCAATAAAGTTTTTTGCCTTCATCGGCATGGAATTAGACCCCTTATCATCCGTGCTGGAACAAGGTTCGTTGAACCTTGAACTTCTGACAGTGATAAGCAGCAGAACGGAAACCAATGTTCGAATTCGAGTTCGAGCGGGCGTTGTTGAGGTTCAAGGCAAACACACCAGCACGCACGTCATTGTTCCATCTGCCCCCGCGAATCGGAAGGCGCTCACAAAAATGGCCTAATCCCTATGTAAATTATTCTGAGATGGACTTAAACCAACCGCCTAGCATCCGACCCACTTCATTAATCTTTCTTGAAAGGTGTTCATACTTTTTGAATGGCATAAAACCCAAAGAATTACCCAACCTAACTAAATACCTTAAATTTTCTAATTCGACATCAATATCTTGAAGAGTCGTCTTCTTGTAATATCTTTTGTTTGCTCTAATAATTAATTTTAACAACTCATACATGCTCTTTTTGGTCTCCGCTGCAAGTGTATGTCTCTCGCTTTTCGGGTATTGCTTCAAACAAAGATAAGCATATTCAATCATGTCGTATGTCTTTTGCAAAATCATTAAATCTTCTCGTTTCATATAGCACCTCATGTTTTAAAAGCAAAGGGCCGCTACCGCAGCCCTTAACAGATTTTCAGATAACAGATTACAAAACCACAGCAGAACGGAAACCAACGCTCGAAGTCGAGTTGGAGCGGGCGTGGGCGAGGTGCAAGGCAAACACACCAGCACGCACGTCATCGATCCATCTGCCCCCGCGAAGCGGAAGGCGCTCACCTTCGCGATTAAACGCATAATAGTCTTGTCCAAATTCTTCTGAACCAGAGCTACTAAGAGTTTCTGGAATCGCCAACCCATCCCATAACATATCATTTGCATTAGGGATAGAACCTTTTCTAGTAGCTGTAATTCTTTGCCCAGAAGTCATTCCAGCAGTTATGTCTACGCCAGTGTTGATCCATTGACTTTCAGGGTCATTATAATTATTGTTTTGCATTATATGAGCAATTCCATCAACAATTTTCAGACCGTTTGTCCATTCCCACACGTTACCATTAAGGTCAAATATACCTTCATTAGTATGGTCATGAGACCAAGTAGCTGGACCTGATCCAGTAGCCACCCGACCGGTCCTATCTCCATCTTTATGAGTTTCAATCCCTCGTTCGTGCTTGTGAGTGATATCTCCACCATAATCATTATTTCCGTGAGGCATCGTTCCATTTTTCTTACTCCACAACGCCAAACCAGCCCACTCAGCAGTAGTCATCAAGTGCCAAGTTCCACCTTTAGCAGCACAAGCAGCCTTAGCTTGCTCGAAATTTATAGAGACACGAGGGTCCTTTAAAGGGAGACTATAAGCACGATCATTTACAACGATATTTTGGAATTTCGAAATCCCGATTGCGTCAACAACTTCACCGTTGACTATGAACATATCGTGAGGTCTGTTAGGCGCTCCAGCCTCGATGTCACTAAGGTTAAATCTCTGAACCCTATAAACTATCGAAGGCATCCCGATATTATCTAAAACGACCGTGTTTTTACCGCCACTCATTGATTCGACCGCCAGTTTCAAAGCATCAAAGTTATTCATATTATTCAATCCCCCATAAAACTAATGTGACATTCTCTAAATCAAAAGGCTTAGGTACTAGCTTTGTTCTGTCAGAACCTTCTTCATCATCGTCGATTTCCTCTTCAGGAATTTCAACTTCCTCATATTCACACGCAGGGATTTCAATTTGAGCGACATATCTATTGGAAACTCCCATCATCAACATGCCGAAATGATTCTCCGAAATGTCGATAGTGACATCATAATCGCGTTCGTAACGAGAGAGATCAAGAAACAACTCACCTCTGAAACTCACCAAACTACCGCTAATAACCTCAAAATCTATTTTCTGACCTTCGTTTTTTTCGATAACATTCATTATTTCATTCCTCCTCTGACAAAATAGCGAATGACAACTTGGCTCGCGCTGCCAGTAAACTCTACTTTGAATCCATTGACCTGTTTATCTGTAACTTTTAATTCTCCGACTTCTCCTCCTGAAGAACTCAAAACTTCACAGTGTACCTCATATGAGAGATTAACTTTTTCTTTACCTAAAGCTACTGTGACCCTTGAATTATTGAAGGGGTAGGCTTGAGAATTGTTGAGAGTCACTTGTTTGATTTCCACTTCAGCATTCTCTTTATGACGCTTTAACTGAAGGATTTCTTGGACGCTCGACATACCGATTTGAAGAGCTTCCTCAGTGCGTTCCTCGCCGTTATTTAGGACATTGGCACTTAACGGCGTTCCTTCCTGAAGAACCTCTTCAGTCACTTCATCCACTATATGATCTCTAAAAAATGTTCTCATATTTCGTCTTCCACCTCCCGTAATCTGTATCGAAACGCTAACAATAGCCCTTTCGTCCGTGGTTTACTAATATTTTCAGGCTGTTCATCGAAAACTGTTCCATCCTGTTGGATCAATCGTTTACCTGATATCGTGCCACTCACTGTATCATCTAAATTCAAGTAGATAATGACTTGATCGTTACTTGTTTGTTTTGTTTGAAAGACCTCGACATTGTGCCATTGCGAACCAATTCTATATTGACCGTGAGATACGTTATTGACTAAAAATTCACCCAACGTTCTTATACCAGCACTTGTAATCATGCGCTCACCTCCTCGGAAGAGTAAGCAACTCCACAAATTTTATAGTCTCTTCGCACTCCATAACTTTTCGACGCTACTTCAGTAAAGCTCGAAGCGACACTCCCTAATGTGGCAACATGAGGGGATAAACCGACCAGAAGCTCGTTTGTCATCGGGTAGTCTCTCGAAGTCACATAACTACCAACCTTCATTTCTACCGTTCTATCAAACGCTCGACCAATCTTCCAATGCTCACCAGTGATAACCTGACCTGTAAGGAAGTGGTTATAAGTAGTGGACCTGCCTCTTGAAGCAACCCCAACTACAGCATTTTTGTATCGAGTGAGATTACTCTTAACCTTGTCCGAACCAGAAACAGAATGACCAACAAGTTTGTAATCTCTTTTCCTTCCATCGCCAGAGCTAACAACATTCAGCGAAGCATCTTCAATTTTTCCAAGATGGGCTTTATCTGGATGCTGACCTGTAATGACCCGATTCACCAACGGCAGGGAGTAAATAGGTACTTTATCACTCGAAGCAACCTCAAGAGTTGTCGAGTGCATCACTCCTAAATCACAAATCAAGTGAGCTGGTTTAATCTCTTCAGCTCTCTCTGGAACCCTCATTAAATCTATTATTTTTTCATTCTCATTGCTGAACCATGTGATAAAATGGCCGTCTTCAATGAATTCAATATCAACTTTCGCATTCGAAAGGCTAGAAACAATTCTCTTAAAGCGATTTTTTGTAATAGGAAAGCGAGTTGCCAATTTTGATATGACAGCTCGCCTCCGTTGTTCAATCGAAACATATTCATTTACTTCAATCCCGACTGAATCCTCCCAATAACGAAGGCCCCATGTAGCTGTTTGAGGGAAAAGCTGAAGTTTAATTTCCTCAAAATTATGTTTCATTAAATCTATTTCTTTGCCGTTAGCTTCGAATATCGAACCCATCACACGGCTATGATGATAAATAGGGGAGACGTAAGAAAGCATTTGTTTTCCGCTTTCACTCGTTAGTTTCATGAGATAACCACTCCCCCGAGTATCGCTGCCTCATCGTCTTGCAGCTGAACGTTTTTCGCTTCACCGTTGATCATCAGATCTTCGTAATCAGCAATACCTTCAATTCTTATTATGTGCGAACCAACTTCGTTCAAAAATATCCTACTACCCACAACTAAGTTCATGAAGAAATCACTCAGTTGTTCACGTAGAGGGGACTCCACATCTTCAATGCTATAACCATCATTTAAAACAACTTTAAACGCTATATTAATAGTCTTTGAAGAAGGAGAAACAACGGTAACAAAAGAACCGATAGGAGCCAATCCATCGCCATCACCCTTTATAGGGTCTATATGCTCTTGGACAGCTTCAACAAGCGCCTCGTTAGCAGGCATACCATTCGCATCCAGCACAATGATTTTTACGGTATTCGGTCCGTTCCAACCAGGAATGACTATAGCGTTACCAACTCCCGGAACTTCTTCAGCCCAACGTTTGTAATCTGTTTTAGCTCCTGATAGCGGTGGTTGTTGACGGTCGGAAATAATCCGCCTTCGCAAAGAATCGTCGTCTTCTTCATCCGTACCTCCAGTGAAAGGTTCATCATTGGTTACGGATGTAACCCCATCGATAGGCTCTACTAAAATATGAATAGCGGAGGGAGGGACGTTTCCTGAACTCCCAGACTGAATAGCTTCAGCTCTCACATATATAAATCCATCACTACCGATCGTCCTCGTTTCCCTTACTTCGTACTCGATAGCTCGGAAGTCTTCGTCCGATTCAGTTGATACCAGAGACCCTCGACGAATCATCGTGCCTTCATCACCTTCGAAACGAAGGCGACCCGACGATTTAGTAGCAGCTCTTTTTTCTTGCCCTTGCATTTCAGCCAACCACTCAAGATGCGTGCCGTAACTAGTTTGAGGAAAGGCCAGTCGTAACAATTCCACTAGCTTGAACTCAGTCATTTCAGCCACTTCGATAGCCGTAGGTCTTGTTGTGTCGTAGAAGATATCACCTTCATCCACATTGATGTCTGGAGGCGCTCCTTGCCTCATACGCTCGTGAATGTCATCTTCTGTCTCTCGTAAAAAGGGAGGGACTATAAGCTCTTTAGGCTCCATCAAATCACCTCCTCGATAACATCTCTAATAGTCGCCACATCACCGAATGTTGTGATTATTTCACACTCATAAAATACTTTTTCGCCTTCCCAATTGAATGAGAAGTTATCTACCGATACCGTCTCAGCATTCACCATCAAAGTCTCCGAAACAATTCTTTGGATTTCGGATTCTATAACTAATTGAGGTAAACCTGATTTGATTAGATCATCAAATTCTTGTCCGTAATCAGTCGAATAAGCTAAATGCTTATAACGCTTCGAGGATAGAGCTTTATAACACCACTGGACATAAGCGTCCACATCCGAAATCATCTTTACTCTACCACTTGCAGTTTTAATAAATTCGCCTTTTTCAAAATCAAAAGCGTAAGTACGTTTAGGTTCGGTGTCATTCAGATTCTCTTCAGTCTCCAACATAGGAGAATCAAACTCGACAGGGAATAAGTTATCACTCATGACCTCGCCACCGCACAAACAATCACCGTATCATTACCACCGTTAACCAACACACAAAGGACACGATCGCCGTTCCTGAGAGTAGAGCGAAGGCCTTGAGAATATAAAGGGTCGGTGATCGGATGCTTGAAGTCATCTAATTTAACACCACTCGAAGTAATCGTACCCAAGACGCTCGGTATCCCTAACGTCGCAGACTTAGACCTTTTACCAACATGACGATCAATTGTATCCGCCAATTCTGAAAATGGATCACTCAAGATAAAACCTCCTTTTTACATAGTTTTTCGAAGCTAAACTAAGACTCATTTCTCCCGGACTTCCTAGCGTTCTTGACACGCTAGTTACGATCAAGTTCTTTTTATTAAGCTCTACAGTGTCACCAGCTCTAATTTCGTTTATATCAAGAGCGACAACGCGGAATGTTTCCTCAACACCACGCAGCATATCTCTTGCGGCCGTCCTACCTTGAGTAACGGTTGTGATTTTATCGTCTTGCAGCACTTTTTGTAATGTCCCATACTTCGCAACATCACCAGAAACCGTTGTGATAAGAGGGGAGCGTTGTCCATCTTCTGCCTTTCCGACAACTTTCACTCTCGTGACAGCCCCTTGCAACGTTCGATTCTGCCCGACCTCAATGATATTTTGACCAGATTCCAATATCCACACCCGCGAATTACTACCGATTTCAAATAGCTCCAATCCGCTAGGGGTCATCCTAGCTCTGTACATCGCTCCGCCTTTTTTCACGGTCTCTTTTAAATCTGATTCAATCATAGACCACAAACTTTGTGGCCTATACACTGTTTTCGCGAGAGAAACCCTCGTGTCCGGCACACGACTTAAAGGGATGCCCCAATCACTCGCATACTTCCGCAAGCGCTGAGAAGCTGTCCTACCTGAAGGGAAGTAATATTCATCTTCGCTTTCTTGCAAAAATATCGTGCGGTCGTATATCGTAACCCTCAAATCTTTTGTTCCTGTTGTGACGCTATCTAAATCCCATACGACACCGGGATGGAGGAGATGCACCATGTTCGTTTTTCCGAAAGGTGTTCCGCTCACTCTAATTTCTTGGCCGTTGTCAATTCCTATTTTCGCTAATTCATCTGTCACAACGAGCGATACATCCGCTTGATAAGCAATTTGCGAAAGGGAGTCGGACATCCAAATCCCTTTCACTAGCTCCTTTAAGTGGTGGCGATTAGCAAGAATAACATCGTAATTATTTAAGCCCGGTTCAATCACGGTATCACCAGCTTTTGACCCGGATAAATCAAGTTCGGATTTTTACCGACCACACTTTTATTTCTGTTATAAATCTCAGGCCAACGAGAACCAGCACCATAATGTTGTTTCATGGCAGCGATCTTCCAAAGTGAATCACCCGACTTAACCGTGTAATTCTTTGGTTTGGGCTTTGTATCAGGTCGAGTAGTCACCTTTTTAACTGTGACTTGTTTACTCTTAACCTTGACAGTCCTATAAGTCCGACACGAAAGGTCAAAGTATATATCGCCCGGTTCGCCACCCTTGTATTCGGAATTATGAAACGCTAGATTCACCAGCATGTTTATAGGCGTTTCTGTAATAATTAAACGAATAGGCTCCTTGCTGTCCATCCACTTCGTTACTTGTTGCATAGCATCTTGAGGTTTAGGGATATTTGCGTATTTGCAATAACTTCCATCGTAAAAAGATGGGAAAAAAGAAGAGAAGTGAATTTCATTGATGTACTTGCCACCATCCGTGAAATCAACTTCTCCTAAATTCATAATGCTTATTGTTTCGAATTTTTTCATTCTATTAATTTGCACAAGAGATGGGTTAACTGGTAATTGAAGTCTTTTCCCGTCGGGTGCTATCAAAAAAAATCCACTATTCTCACCTCCAAATTAGCGATTCTCAAGCGCCTTTTTAACAGCGTTAGCAATTCGCCAACCACACTCTTCAGCTATTTTTTCGTAATCTACTTTTTCTCCCACTTGAACAGTGACGTTAACACCACCAACATTGACAGTTAGTTCATTATTTCGAGATACATTGTTATAATGCACAGTATCTCCGTCGGTTCCTGTTGGAGCTTGATAAGCTTCGTATGATCTATATAGATTCACAGGCTTTTCTCTCATTCCGCCTACAAGTCCTCCGTTAGCGTAAGCTGATACACCTAAATGCTTTCCTGTTTCCTCCCATAACGATAGTGCTCTCGCTCGTCTTCCAGAAGAAAGAGGGATAATCATTTCTGGACCAGCCTCACCAACTAAACCTAAATGCGGGCGGTTGATATAACCACCGTTAGCATAAGCAGTAGCAGCTTGATTTCCTCGCTCGCGACCGCTCTGGAATGGGGAACTAACTTTTTCCCATAAACCAGATGCCCAGGTACTTAATCCTTCTAACTTGGATTTTCCCCAACCTACAACATCATCCCACTTACCTAACCACCATTCACTGTTAAATAAAGTGCTACCGATAGAGGTTTTGACATTTTCCCATATTTCAACAGCTGAATCCCACTTTTGAGAGGCCCAGTCGAGGACGGAATCCCAATGACCTTGCCACCATTCGGCACTAAAGACTGTTTCTGCAAAGGCAGTAGCAACAGCTTCCCATATCACTACAGCAGAATCCCACTTTTCGGAAGCCCAGCCGAGGACGGAATCCCAATGACCTTGCCACCATTCGGCACTAAAGACCGTTTCTGCAAAGGCAGTAGCAACAGCTTCCCATATCACTACAGCAGAATCCCACTTTTCGGAAGCCCAGCCGAGGACGGAATCCCAATGACCTTGCCACCATTCAGCACTAAAGACTGTTTCTGCAAAGACAGTAGCAACAGCTTCCCATATCGCTACAGCTGAATCCCACTTTTCGGAAGCCCAACCAAGAACAGAATCCCAATGCCCTTGCCACCATTCGGCACTAAAGACCGTTTCTGCAAAGGTAGTAGCAACAGTTTCCCATATCGCTACAGCAGAATCCCACTTTTGAGAAGCCCAACCAAGAACAGAATCCCAATGCCCTTGCCACCAAGCTCCATTAAAGACGGTTTCCGCAAAGGTAGTAGCAACAGTTTCCCATATCGCTACAGCAGAATCCCACTTTTGAGAAGCCCAATCGACAGTAGCATCCCATTTTTGAGACCACCAAGCACCGTCAAAAATAGTTCCTTCAGCCATTTTTTTAACCGAATCCCATTGACGGCCCCACCATTGTCCGTTAAATATAGTTCCTTCCAAATAACCATAAACGAAACCAGCGTTTTCCAACCACCAGTCAGCACTAAATAGGGTGTCGGATGCAGTTTGCTTAATACCTTCCCACCATGCAGCCGTGTCGGATAGTTTACTCGAAGTCCACCCCTTCACTGAATCCCATTGACTTGACCACCAATCGCCACTAAACAGCGTGCTACTGATAGCTTCTTTGGCACTCTCGAAGTTTTCTCCAACCCATTTACCGACATTCTTTCCACCTTCAGAGACAGGTTCCCAAACACTTTTAGCGAACCAATCTGATGTAGAGGACCAAGCATCTTTTGTCCAATCCACCGCTTTGCCAAATTCGTCAGCAACCCACGTTCCTGCCGATGCAGCTCCCGCTTTTATAGAATCCCAGTTGTCACTGAACCAGTCGCCAATCGCTTCACCACCAAGCGAACCAGCTATTCCTCCAACAATTCCGCCGATCGCAGTACCCACACCCGGAATAACCGAGCCAACAGCAGCACCCGCAGCAGCACCCGCAAGACCACCACCGACAGCACCGACAGCACCAGCTTTTTCACCTTTAGGAGCCGTCGCAATCGCCAAACTACTCAACGCCGTGCCGAGAATCGGAACTCTCTTTCCAGCTTGACCAATTCCTGAGAATAATTTAGATAGTCTTGACGGGTCCTTAGCATTCGGAACATTTGCCTTGATCGTCTCACCGCGGTTGAACCACGGTTGAGTATAGGCAGGAGGTTGCTTAGGGGTTTTCCAACCCTTTAACCCTGACGCTAAGGCGGTAAGACCTCCCAACGCACCGCCGATGACTGGAATCCTCTGAGCTGTCTTTCCTAAATTAGAAAGGACACCCGATAACCTCGAAGCGTCCCTTGCATTAGGCTTATTCTGTTTAAGGGGTTCACCGCGATTAAACCAAGGTTGAGTATAAACAGGTGGACTCTTCGGTAACTTCGGTTGTTTAGGGGTCGGGGTCTTAGGGCCTTTTCCACCTTTAAAAAGACCAGCAGCCTTTTTACCGACATCCCATATACCTTTAGCACCTTTACCTAAAAGGCTCAAACCTTTCAATAAAGGAGTAAGGACCAAAGACGCTATTGAAGCTCCGATCATCGTCGCAACGGAAGCTCCACCAAAACTCTCTAGGCTAGGTTCTTGAAAGAAGTTCAACCAAGAGGCTCCAATACCTTTGATTCCTTCCTTCATACCAAGGGTGATGCCTTTATAAATCGTTTTACCAAGGAAAATACCGATTTCCTCAGCAACTGGTCGACCTGATTTTTCCCACCAAACTTTCAGGTCATCCATGATAAAACTTACTTTTCCACCAAAGTCTAAATTTTTGAAAGTGTCATTTTCAAGATAGTTATCCCGAATGTACGAAAAGCCTTTTTCCAAGCTACCAAAAAGCCATTCAGAAGCTTCTTCACCCATTGTTTTAACGGTGTTTTTCCATCGTCCCCAAGTTTCTTGGTTGTTCGCCAACCATTGATTGATTGCATCCAATCTAGGTTTCATAGGGTCTAAAAATCCTTCACCCATAGAACGCATGATAGAACTTCTATAGCCCTTTAACGTCGCTAAAATACCAGCTGACGTTTCAGAAAGTTTTTTCGCACCATCAAGGAAATTACTCTCGACTTTATCCAGAAACCCAGACCATCCGCCCATTGCGTCATAATCCTCTTTCAAGATACGCATTCCGAAACCTTTCATCATTTCGAAATTTCCCATCTGAGAGTTTCCGAGTGCGTCCATCGCATCGGACACAGTTCGGCCCGGTGTCAACGCAGCCATATCAGCAGCGATCTTAAGCATCCGTTGAGCTTCCGTTACGTCTCCACCTGTAATCCCAACACCTGAAGCTAACGCAGGGAAGAGGTCAGGAGTGGAGAAAGGAGTGGTATCAGCGAACTGACCCATCCAACCAACTAACTCTTTCGCTTTTTCGACGTTACCGTCCAACCAGTGACGCATTGAAACTTCGTATTGCTCAAAATTCATCGCAGCCCCGACCGTGGCATCAGAAAGTTTCCCGACACCAACGACCGTCAAAGCAACCGTAATGAGAGTAGGGATGGAGAACAAAGCACGTTTGATCGTGCCGATCATCCTTGAAGCTCCGTCAATAGCACGGATTGTAAAATCCCTGTATCGCGGTATAGCAGATTTCGCAAAGGAAGCAATTCGCCCGACAGTCTTTGTTGCTATATCAATCGCACGAACCGTGACATTATAGCCGCGTGCAAGTATTCGCCTTGCGTAAGAAGCAACCCTCTGCATGACAGGAGTTGCACGATCACTAGCAACAATCGTCAGCATTCTAGCACCCAAAATATGGCGACCCATATATTGAGTGATTCTTCTCAACACACCTGTCGCTCGATCGTAAGCAGAAATAATCGGGTTAGCACGTTGAGAGTTTAATCTCCTCAGCTTTCTTTCGCTATTTTGAACCCTTGCAGATAGATCGTCTTTGACGGAAAGAGTAGGCTTGATGTCCATCTTAGATAGGTTTTCACCTTGTTTTTCCGTCTTGTTCAAAATGTCTTTCATCTTGTCGTCCGCCGAAAGGGTAGGCTTGATGTCCATTTTGGACAGTTCCTTGCCTTGCTTTTCAGTCTTGTCCAAAATATCATTCATCTTGTCGTCCGCCGAAAGGGTAGGCTTGATGTCCATTTTGGACAGTTCCTTACCTTGCTTTTCAGCCTTGTCCAAAATATCATTCATCTTGTCGTCCGCCGAAAGAGTAGGCTTGATGTCCATTTTGGACAGTTCCTTGCCTTGCTTTTCAGCTTTGTCCAGAACATCTTTCATTTTGTCGTCCGCTGAAATAGTGGGCTTCACTTCCATCTTGGATAGGTCTTTCCCTTGCTTTTGTAACTTATCCAAAGTCGAATTGACTCGCTCCTCAATTTGCTTAATCCTTTTGATAGCCTCTTCGTCATTTACGTCAATGACTATCTCGGACCTATACAATTCGTTAGCCAAATTTTATACCTCCCTCCTTAACTTTTCGTTCAAGGTCGTACTTAACGCCCTCGAAAATAAATATTTTTTCCTCGGGAGGGAGGTTCCAGATTTCACTCGGTCGTTTATTGAGAGCTTTAGAAGCCTCCCAGACAAGGAAGCCTATTCCTTGTCCTCGGATGAGTTTTTTGCCTCATTGTCCTCCTCGGCATAGTCGTAGAAACCTGATAAATCCATGACCTGATCAGCTAATTGACTAATCTCACCAGCTAAAAGGACACGCTTCAGGACTTCCTGACCGCTAGAAGCTTTAAATTTATCTTTCAACGCACCGTTATCCCATTTTACCTTTTCATCTCCGCCGATCGCTTTCGTGGCATCAACAATCAGAGCGCGGTTGAACGCAGGGCGGTCAAGCTCCTCAGTTTCTTCACCTCGTACACGTTGTTTATGCGTATAGCGTTTTTGCAGCTTTTCGATAGTCCCAGCTTTAAGCCCTTTAATAGTAAAAGACAGCCCGATACGTTTAATCGAGACTGTCCTTTCTGGTACAGATTCACTTGCATTAAATAATTTATCTAAAATTTGCGTTTCGTTTAGCTTCGTCGTCATTTTCAAACACTCCTCAAATTGTATTTAAACGGTTTTTAATTAAGCTTCAATCGGGTCTAATAACTCGAATCTAGTGAAGGTGAAAGGAGTTTCTTCTTTCACTACCTCTCCGACGGTGTAGTTTGCAAGCGTTACTTTGTCATATTTAACGTTAAGCAAACGAACTCGCTCATGACCGTAAGATTCAGGGTCATCAAGTTTCGCGATTAATTCAGTAGTGGTCGGAACCCCACGATCACCAGCAGCCCAAATTTGTTGCTGGATCATTTTAGAAGTGACTTTGTAGCCGGAAACTGTACCAGTTCCCGACAGACCAATCACTTTATGACCCTCCCAACGTGTTCCTGCCACCTTAACGTTTATTTTTTCAATGGCAACCTCAGCCGTAACACTATCGACATTATCAAGCCATTGTCCATCTTCCCATAGTTCACCAAACGAACCATTTATCAGACGATCAGTATCCATTGGCATCGTCATTTACCCCCTTTAGTATCGAACATGACCAGTTCCGTAGATACGCTCGACATTGTTGATTACACGAGCATCCCAATACCAGAACAATTGATCACCTTCAGCATTTCGTTGTAACTCTTCGTCAATCGCCACCACATAGTCGGATGCAACGAGCGTCGGACTAATAAGAGCGAAATAATTTTTATAAGCCGAAATAATGGCCGCGTGCCCATCTGAATTGCCCGGAACCTTACCAGTATGTTTCTGGTGAGACTCAGCAGATAAATCCAAGTCGATCGCGTCCATAATACGCACAGTCTTGATGAAGCGCCATGCGTTATTCTGTTCATCAGTCAACGATGTAAGGGTATTGATCCCTTTTTCAACAATGACGTTCTCATCGTCGTCATACGTTAACATGAACGAGCCTGAACGCAATCCATTTAATACTTCATCATGTTTTCGAATAGGCTTGATTTCAGTGAAAGGAGTGTCCGCATGAGTAGGACTTTCACTCAGTTGTTGACCTGTACAAAATCCAGCAGCCCAACACGCTACAAAGGCACTCGAAATCCATTCACCTTCAAAGACGGCGTTCTCTGTAGCATTAACCATGCCCTCGCTATTAAAAAGCTTCGAGCGTTCGTCAGCTTCACTCGGTGTGTCATCCAATGACCCACCGACATAAGCAATGACTTTCTTTCCATGAGAACGTAGTCGTTCAACCCAAGCCTTTACCGATGTTTGCAAGCTTGAATCGGCAACTCCATCCAGCGCAAAAGCATGAATTTTACGTGTTTCAAACACTTGCATCGCGTCGATATAATCTGCATTGGTGATACCAGAGACACCCGCGTCACCAGACGAAAGGGGAGCATTAGCAACATTTTCGATGTCACCTTCAGCGCCATTCTTTTTATTGAAAATAACCCACTCGTTCGTTTGATCACCATTGATAACATTCGCAAAATCTTCGATGTCACCTTTCGCGAAGTTGACTGTATAAATCCGTCTTGTCCCTTCATAAAGAGAAAGGGTCTGCAAATCAGAGTCTACAATGTCATCCTGCACAGAATAATTGAACGGCTTTTCCGTTGGATATTTAGTTCGCAGCGTCCCGACCTCAGCACCTTCGTTATTTTTAACTGACGCGTTCGCTTGCTTCGCAGAGCCATCATCAAGACGATAAGCGAGAATGTCTCTCGGTTGCCCTACTAACGCTAAACGAAGCGCCTTGTAAGCCGTGAAATCTCCTCTATCAGAACCGAAATATCTTAAAATGTCCGCTTCGCTAGTAATCTTCACAACTTCTTTTATCGGACCCCAATTCGCTCGAACTGGAATCGCTAAAGTCCCACGATTACCGGGACGGATGGCAGCTAAAGCTCTTGCCTTTAAACGCATATAAAAACCAGCGCGTTCAGGAATATCAAATTCACTCCATGTTCCACTAGCCATCTTATTTCACCTTCCTTTTCATAAATTGTTGAACCTTTTGTTCAACTTCTACTTTTGTAAACTCTGCTTTGTTCACACCAGATAAAGCACCGATCACAACTTCTGGAGGAACAGAAAAAAGTTTACGAGCGTTCTGAGCAAACTGTTCGAGCTTATAGGTAGGCTCGACCGTTTCCTTCTTTTTTGTTTGCTTATTCTCACTCACTTCAATCACCTCGTTTTTAATGAATGTTAAATCTATTGAATATTTCTCTAATCGGTGTGACTTCTTGGCTGATACGACTTGTCGTTCGCTTAAAAGTCACGTTCAATTGTCCGTTTGTGATTGCATTAGCACCAGCATTTAAGCGTGGATTTTGCACCGTGAGGAACCGTCTATCTTCAATTGACAAAGGAATTTTAATCGCTTCAGCCAAAGCCTCCGTGATTAAAGCAGCTCCCAAAATCTGCTCTTGTGCATCACTCCCGAAAAAGTGGCCAATGACTTGTTTGCGAACTTCGAACAAAGACCTATTCCGTTGCTCAGTCTCTAAACCACCTAACCTCAACAGAAGGGCAGGGCGTTGATAACCGAGAGGGAGGATATCTCTGTAAACCGTCCACTTGTCACCCAATATTCCCTCAGACCATTTCGCTGTCGCTTCAACCCACGGATCACCTTGCATTTCCGTTTTATTGACATGATGTATAGCGACGACCGCGAACCGTAGCCCACGCGTAATAGCGTCCCATTCGTCGACAACATCATCGCCCCCGACACTACCTTGATAAAGACACGAGAATACCTCGCCAGTTTCAGTCGTCAGGAGTTGTTGATCCAAAACTTCGATGACCTTTTTATTCAACTTATCAAGATCACCGAAGCTAGTCTTTTTAAGATACGGCCAAACTTCAATGATTTGGCGAAAACCAGCCCAAGGCGAATCTTCAACGTCTGTCCCTTGCCTCACCACAAGATAGGGAGGATCAACACCTTCACCAGCTGCATGAGGTTCGAAACATTGCTCGTTGATTTCAGGAATATTTTCAATAAGATGTAACCTGATTGCTTCTCTCATCCAATAGCACCCCAAAACTTTTTCAATGAATCTCTCACCTTAGGCATATTAGCATCAAGCGTAGGGTCGATTATCGGCCTAGCCTTAATACCGGGGTGAGTCACCGCTTTAACAGGATGATTCCCGCCGATCCAATGGAGAGCTTTCATGTTTTTAGGTTTAATAGTGTACGATTGTTTACGCGGACCATGTAAACCTGTACCTTCCTCCATGTAATTCCCTGTTTCTTGACCGTGTGACAGGTATAAAACCAGTTCATCTCCATCATTATCGACACCAGAATGAATCGCTTGTCTGGTATGACCAGTTCGGTCATTCCATGATGCGTGCGATTTAGCATGACGCTCGATAGCCCCTGCATGATTTTGAAGGAGAGCGAACGTCGCTGCCTTTTTACGTGCCAGAAACTCAGGTGCTCCTGATTTAAAAGTCATGACAATTCCTCCTCAAAAGGGCGTAACTCCTTAATGATGATGTAAACAACAACGAACCTTACCAATATCTCGTATGGATCGCCAGCGAAGATACTCCCCAAAAACCAAAGTGTCATTGTTATCACAACGACAAGTAACAGGGTAGTGATTTTCTTGCTCACCATCACATCACCCTTTCTAATTCACAAAGAGCGCCGACATATTCGCCGTTAACTACATTAGGATAAAGGGCTTTAACTTCGAATTTGCCAACACCCTCAACTTCAAACATATTTTTGATATTCGGACCCGTTTGGAAATTAGAAGCATCATCGAGCAGCATAGACCAAACTCCGTCAAGTTGTTTAGTTCCTGCCAACTCAGACACTTGCTTGATTTGATTGTTATTAGATCGGAATATCCTTACGACAATAGGAGGGAGTAGTTCGTCAATCTCTCTAAACCCTCCACCTGAGCGAACTCGCCCTGTTTGTTTAATAGTTATCGTCGTCGGGTCTTGACTAATCGACCAACGGATATGACGTTTTCTCATTCGGGCCAACATTTTAAAGCACCCTCGGACGCTTCACCTTTAACATTCGACCACTCCTTCGGCTACCAGTGGCAGTTTCCTCTTGCTCTAAAGCTAAGACACTATATTGCTTCGCCATAGCAAGAGCGTGCTCGTACTGGTCTTTCAGAGAGGTCAGGTCGTATTTTTCTTGGCCGACACCATAACTCTCGATGTCGCCTTGCAATAACGCCGCCTTTAAGGTCCAACCGACAGCAGCACCTTTATAAATGGTTGTCGCTTCTTCTAAAAGGTTGACAATTTCCGCATTAGAAAAGGTAGCATCCTCTTCAGAGCCACCTTTCGGAATTCTGTCATTCAGCATTAAGCGTAATCTTTCTTGCAATTCAACAGTCGCTTTCATAGATTACCACTCGCCTTCAAACTATTAAGATTGTGCCGGAAGAGTAACTTCTTGAACATTTTCTTCAACAGCAGCGAACACCGCACGCCAAAAGTCTCCGACAACTTGACTTTCTACCAAACGAGTAATATCACCCATGCTTGAATTGATTTCAAGGTCTTGTTTGATAATCTCTTTAAAACCTTTCTTCGGTCGGATCAAGTAGATTTTGTCTTCTGGAACCCCTTCGTACAACGTCACTTTCTTTCCGACTTGACCTTCCCATCCTTCATAAAATACAAGGTCGCGAATACCTTCAAGCGGACGATACGTTCCACCACCAACGGCAAAACTACCAATCGCATCGCGGATGTCTTCTTGATGGACAGGGTTCGCAAGTAGAATAGTAGGCGGACGCTTTTTGCCCCTTGCGTCATTTAACCCTTGACGAATGCTTTCTCTTAAACTCAAAAGATAATGGCTGCCACTTTGACCTTCTATCTTTTTACCAGCTGGATCAACATACTTAGCAGCCGTTTTGTTAACAGCTTTGTAACCAAACTTAAAGATAGGAGAGAGATGCAAGTGATTAAGGATCGCATGATGGGCCTCACCGAATGCCTTGTTCAACAACTCAAAGTTGAAAGTTTCGTTGAACTCTTGCATTTCCTTCGTATATTCGAAACCAGCTGTATAGCCTTTAATCGAAACGACAGGACCTTCTTCAGCTGAAAGGGTTCCGAATTTAACTTCAGCACCTTCAAAGTGTTCATTAAAAACAACCGCGCCTCGTTGTGCCCATTTCGCTTTAAAGTCACGCGGAAAGTTAGAATCCTTGATCATGTCATAAATCGCACGATAAAGAATAGGCACTTGCTCACGTCCCATTTCAACATCAAGAACCACTTTCCTCATAAGTTCTTTTCGTGCTGTGTCACTTGACATCATTTCACCAATCGGAACCGCAAGCTCGACCGTTTCCATCTCGCCGTTGACGATTTTCTTTTCAACTTCATTTTGCACACCATTTAATTTGTAAGACACATTGCTTTGATGAGTACCTTTACGGCGATCTTCCAACAATGCGTCACGACTCCAAATTCTAGCCAATGTCAAAACCTCCTCTTAAATAAATGTTTAATTAAATTTGTGGACCTAAGATGAACAGGATAACCCCATTAGCATCTTTTGCCTCAGACACGCGGCCAACTTTTCTATTACCTTCTTCTTCAACAGTGAAGACCTTTGCTTCTTCGTCAAAATAGACGATAGCACCTTTTTCGAACTCATTGCCCGATTTTAACTGGTCAGTCTCATATTCAGCTTGTTCGATGTTGAGGGTTAACTCAGCTTGCTCACCAGCCTTTGTCTCAACACTACCAAACGCAGCACCGAAGTAACCTTCAAGCACATAAAATTGAGCATTTTCAATTTTTGTGTTCGGCGGAACCGTAACGACAATACTTTTACCGTCCGAGATTTTCGCCCTCGCACCGTGATACGTCTTAACTGGAACAGAACGCATTTCTTGCATGTTTCTCACTACCTTTCTGGTTTCTTTTTAATTAAATGGAGCTATTACGAGTTTTGGTATATTTGCTCGCGTTCGGGTTGTTCGGATTATTCATCTCTCCGACAATCGGAGTAGATGAAACAAAATGAGCACTTAAAGCACTCTTGACCGTCTCGTCTTTGAGCAACTCCTCAACTTCGCCAGCGATTTGCTCTTTCGTTGCATCTTCACTGGGGTTGATCATCTTCAGGACTAACCCTTGAGCCATCTCGCCAGTTACTTTTTCTTTGATTACTTCTGAAATGACAGCGTTGCGATCCGCTTGACGTTTAGCTTGCAACGCTTCAACAGCTTGTTTCGCCAGTTCATCAACTTCCATTTCACCCGACACACCTTGAAGGATTTGTTCCAAGCTCTTCAATCGAGTAGAGTCGCCATTCAACCCATTTACCCAATCCGATTCCATTTCGCCAGCTAATTGCTTTACATCCACACCAAGAGCAGCCACAATTTGCGAGAGCGTTACTTCTTCGCTCTGTAGCATTGCTCTTAATTTTTCGACAAGTTCTTTCCAAGTCATAGTTTCATTTCCTCCTATAATTTGATTTATTTCATCCATCTCACCGATAGCGACAATTCTGGTCGGCATCCCTGAGCGATCAAGTGGAGTCCAATCAATCGAGAGAGGACGATAATCAATGACATCAACCTCACCAGATACCTTCTTTGAGATTTTCGGATAACCAAAGATACTGACTTGCTTAATCCGTTTCGTCTTGATCCAACGCTTCAATTTGTCAGCGTCCTTGTCCACCACACCACGAAAATAAGCTACTTTATTTTGTTCATCGTAAACCGCGCCGACCCAATGAGTGACTGGTTCAACGAACCTATTGCTGACTTCTTCTTCTGTTTGATGTCCCAGAAAGCCGTTAAGCGTATGCTTTTGAACGTGGTTTACAATCGCTTTTAACGAGCCTTCTTGATAATTCCAACCTCGCTTACTTTTTCCGACAGGGACCTCAACGACAATTTCCATCGGCGAATCATCGCCATCCTTTATAGCGTCTAAGTCCACATCGGGAGCGAGAGGGATATCCTCGGGCTTCAACTCACTAACAGTTGCATTCAGTCGAACCGAATCGCTTTTTAACGGCTCTTCTTCACCGACAGGGTTCTTCATCCAAAGACTTAGCAATCTCCCAACCTCCTTTCAATAAAATGAGTGGTTTTTCGAAGTTCTTGCAATTCTACTATCACCCAAACTATTTAATAGCGTTTAAAAACGTTTAGATAGCGTTTAAAAACGCTTTTAATATATTTCGTGACTAATTCGTCACCAAACTCACACACAAGGCAAAATGAAGCGAATAAGAGCCTTTTAATTCTTGGCATCTATTAAGCTACTAAATCGCTATAAACATCTTTGTACCACGTTTCTAATCCAGCATCTGATTCGGGGTTATTTACCCAATCAGCCAAACGATCAACGAAGTCGTCTGGTTCCTCGTGAACCTGAACAAGCGAGCATATGCAGTTAGGGTGAGCAGGGAAGAGAGGTTCATTTCCCTTGCCGTAAACTCCTTTTCCTAATCCTTCATCATGTTCAGCCATCACATCGCAAATATCAGGTGAAGGATGAGAGAGCGAAAGTAGCCATTGAACACCCTTGTAACTTGGTGCGACTTGTCCAGCAGCAATCGTTCCCTCACCGTATGCAGCGGTCATTTCTGTTCGAGCTAACCTTAAAGCTTCATACGATAACTTGCCCGGAACGCGGTTCCCGAGTCGATTGACCAGTTCTGGATAATCACTCACAAGCGTTTTGGCATCTGACAACACATATTGCTCAAGGGCAGCAGCCACTTTGTTAACGTTGTAACCAAGACCAATACCTTCACGGATAATCGTGTTGATGTGCCTGTTCGCTTTGTCTGTCTGTTGCCAGATGCGGTCTGATAACTGTAGGCCTTTTGTTGTCCGAGCGAATGAAGCTTCCAAAGCCTGTCGGTTGACAGTCGCAAACATGCGATTCGTGTCGAGGTTAACACCAGCTTTCGCAAACAAACTTTCAGTTACAGCTTTTGTGTAACTCGTGCCGATCACTACACCTTCACTCATATAATTGAGAAGGAGTGCTTCATACTCAGCACCAAAACGAGCAACCTCTCTCCGTATACTCTGACCTAACTCGTAAAGCATTTGTTCCCGACGAGAAGGGGAGGAAGGGAGGTTCATACCACCAAGCTCCACATTTATACGCTTGACCAACGCAACATACATTTGAACAATCTCAGGGTCTTGCCTTAATCGAAGGTCTATATAAGACTTTCTCGCTTCCAACGCCCATCTACCGTAAGCACCAGCCGCCTCTTTCAATCTCTTAATCTCGTCATTCATGCCTATTCACCTTTTAGCAATTTGTCAATTGCTTCTTTTTGAGATTGCAAGAATTGATCATCTTCTAATCTCATTTTCGATAATCGGGTCGTCATGATTTTCTGCTTCTCGTCAGGTTCATCGCCCTCTGTCTCGTAAGGGAGCATTGTGTCGATGTACTTTGATAAGAACTTAACCGCAGCATCCAAGCTCATAAATTCGCCTTCAAGTGCCATTTTAAGAGCTTGAGTAATGACGAATATCTCGTCAGCGATCTCTTTTGAATCTCTAGGGTCTATTGATTCCCATTTGAGGGATGCCGCATAACTTTTATAAGCGATACCTTGAGAGAGCGCCGTCATCGCAAGCACCATTCTAGCCATCAATTGCCACGATTCCTCGAACTGTTCTCGTTTACGTTCAATGCGACGTATAAGGATAGGCATCTGCTCTTTGACGCTCGCTTGGCTTGACGGTGTATGTACACCGAACGCAAACTCAGGCACTTCCGAAGTGTCAACTATCATATAAAAGAGCAACTTCAACAAAACAGCAGCGTCTCCGATAGCACTTCTCACTTCGACATATCCAGCATCTTCATCATCTTGCAGCATAATCAACTCATGACCCTCAAGGTCGATGGTTTTACCTTCACTCAACTCTTTTTCAGCATCCTCAATGCCGAAATTGTTCGAAAGGAATGCGTCAACATCCGTGAGCTTTAGTTTGAGTTTCGGTGTGCTGTGCATTTTTGACCCTTGAATCGCATGTAACATGACATCGTGATAAGCTTTCAAAAAAGGTTCAATAGGTTCAGCTTCAGAACGTCCAAATCCTTCTAATTCATCCGATTCATTTTTGAAATGAACGATCGGAATGAATCCCCACTTATTAGAATGTTCGCCCGGTTCGATATCTGGAGGAGTGTCACCATCAATTTCGATGATTTCCTTTTCTGCCGATATCCTTTGTCGAACAGTCGCTTGACGTTTCGAACCGTTTTCTTCCCATGAATGATAGGAAGCCAAAACATACTCTAACGGTTCACGAGTTAGAGGGTCGAACACAATTTTTTCAATCTGTTCAGGAGGGAGGATCGTATACTTGATTCGACTTTCATCTTCAGGGAAAAGGACGCTGCCTTTTTGTTGACGGGTCAACATAACGAAACAATCACCTTCACGCAATGCGTTCAATTGCGTTTTCATCATTTTGCTGACATTCTTTTCTCGGAATGAATCAAGCGTCGCCTTGGCATCTTGTTCCTCGTGAACGAATTCGGGCAAACCAGTGAAGGCGGCGACAGTGTTGACAATCGGCTTGACGAAACCAGCACCGAGTTTATAATCCTCGGCCGTGTTGTGGTATAGCTCACGAGCTAGTGGATAATCAACACGCTTCGAATCAAGTGTGTAAGATGCGTGGGCTTTGCCACCAAACAAACGAGCATGAGCCTTTTGTCGAAGCTTAGATATTTCGCCAACGGCTTTTTTCATCCAGCTTTTTTTAGCCATACACTTTAGCTCCTTTCACTAGTTTCCCGACCGCTCTGGATGATTTGATTCCTTTTTGAGACAGCGTGATCGCCATCTCAAGAGCATCGGGTCCATCTTTTTTCGCTCTCGGATACCCTTCGAGCTGTTGAATAAGTAAGGTTAAACTTTCATGAATGAGAACATAGCCATTATTGATACTCGGCTCCATGGACTCAATCCTCAAATCCTTGCTCAATTTACTTCTGACAGGTTGCACATTCAGATGCAATCCTCGTTTTTTTGCTCTTTTTCGAACCTCATTTTTAAAGAAGGCTTGGAATTGAACATCCTCAACACCGACCACTTTCGGCTTCATTCCCATCGACAAATACTTTTCTACCATTGAAAACAATGCCTCAATGATAATATCAGGATTACGACGTTTGATATCAGCATCATTACAGTACATTTGTCCTGTCCCTTTATGGGTCAGCAGGGCGATGACAGCAGAAAAGTCAGCGTTTTTACTTTCGCCCATAGAAGGATCAACCGTCACTACAAGATCCATTTCTCGAAGTGGAGGGAGCTGACCATAAGTATATGTTTGCGGTCGAAAGAATCGTTCTGCCGATGATTGTGGATCGTTCTGAAGTTCACTCGCAAATGCTGATTCTCCATCCGTCGCCCTAATAACCATGAGCGAGTAATAACCGTCAGGGAAATTCGGGTTGTTCGAATCCCAAAGAACTTCTGTCCCTTTAAGCATTTCTTCTTTATGCTCTAAAAAGAAAGCTTTAGCATCTTCCTCAGCGTTAGGGTTATCAAGGTCAATGAATATTTTCTTCCACTCATCCCAAAGGTCTTCTCGTTCAGCGAACGCTATAACAGCTTGGTATCGCTTCGAATCATAACCGGGACTTTTTAACAAGTCGCCCAGGAGTGATTCCTCGTGAATGACTGTTCCGATTACCACGAAATCAGTATGCTTTGAACCAGCACGACGAACAGCTTTGCGATACCAGTTTTTCAACTTATTTCGTTGTTCATGCGTAGCAGCGTTGTCGTCATTCTCGATGTCGTCCAAAATAATGAGATCAGGACGACGATTCTTATTTTTACGGCCACGCACTTTCATTCCAGCACCTAAAGCCTCGATTTTGACACCATTAGAACAAGTGATACTTCCTTCTTGCCATCGGTCGCCCTTTAAACGTCCGAAATCTTGAACGATTCGTTCGTTATGCTCAATCTCATCTTTTATATTGCTGATAAATCCCTGAGCTTGATCATAGGCATCCGACATAATGAGGATGTAAAACTTCTTTGTGTAAACAGTGACCCACAACGGAAATACAAAATCCCATATTGTCGTCTTAGCATGACCACGAGGCGCAGCTCGCACCATCGACGAGCCACCACCGCGTTCAACGACTTGTTTTAAATCCATAAACCATTCGCCGTGAAAGGTTGGTGGAGCTGTAGGGATGTAATCTTGATAATACGCTCGTGCGTAATATTCCATTGATTTTTCACCGAGCATCCGACGCAAGCCAGTCGGTCCAGCGAATGGACGTTTTCCTTTCAACTCGTAAAGTTCAGGGAAATCCTTCGCGTATTCCTCCCACAAAGGCAACTCCCACGACTCAAGAGGTAGTTGTTCTTCATTGGAGCTGACTAACTCCGAAATGAACGATGACTTCTTTTTAGTCATTTCATCTCACTCACTCCCTTAATGGTTTCGTTCCTTGGTGCAGGTAACGGATTTGAACCGTTCGTGACCTTTCCTGCAAATGAGAGAGACCGCCCCAAAATATAAATGGGCGGTTCTCATATATATAAACACATTAAATTCAATCGCGTTCGACGAGACAGGTGGCAGTTTCTCCCCTTGCTTATCGCTCCTTGCATTCGTTTTGATGCAGATCGTGGCAACCCTGTGACGGCGACCTAACCGTCAGATAATCCATTCAGCACGTAACAACATCCGTTACACCTTCTAAAGCCTCGGTCATAACCGATGAAGCGCTTTGAATGAATAGAGCTAATACAGGCCTGTCTCTCATAAAGAGGTCCAATATGGCATGATGCAGCAGAAGTTGGCTCTTCCGCTGAATATGCGTCACCTCGAATCGGATTCGAGTGAAGTGTGCTGGTCACACATGAACGTTGTCAAAGAGCAATCTTACTTTTGGGCGGATTCACGGAATTGAACCGTGATAAACACCAGAATCCGCATGGTAGACTGACCAACTAAGGGTCAGTGCGATAATTTCATTACTTGCCAATCCTTCGCAGCTAAATGTTCGCCACTGAATACGAAATCACAAATGACCTCGCCGTCAGGTTTAACAACCATTAATTTTCGTTCACCAGAACTCTCGATGTTGTGAAGCTTAAATCCATATTCCGTTCCTTTGCGTCGGATTGCCTCTCCTTCATTCAAGAGGGCGAACGCAAGTCCGAAATCAAATTCAGCTTTCATCGTTATCAAATCGTCCACGTCAACTCCGCCAAGTTCCGCAACCTCTTTTTCTGTAAGTGTCACGATTTTCACTCCTTTCAAACGTCATTTAAACACTGTTTAATCTGTCGTTAATTCCTCTTGTACGTTGTCAATGATTTCGAGCATTCTCAGAAGTAATTCAGGGTGAGCTTTCAGTTCGTCTTGCACTCGTGATTTATACTCGGCATGAGCAGCCGATACACCTTTGTCAAACTCGAACTTCAACTTCTCTCGCATAATCCCGGAACGTTCTAGCGAAGCAACGAGACGACCGACTTTATCAAGTGGTAAATCGTCGAATTCATCCTCAGCTGTGGATATCCTCTGGATAAGTCCTGTCATCATCAATTCGTTGGCTACTTGAGCAAGGTCGGTGTTAGGTTGCTCCCGAACCGCCTCGACCAGAACTTTCATTTGTTCCCGGGTCTTTGTGATTCGTTCGGCGATTCGTTCGAATGAGCCATGATAACGAGAGAGGGAGGCGGCTGTTATTGATTCGCCATTTTTAGCGACAGCTGCAACAATATCCTCGTAGGTATATCCTTCAGCGAGCATCTTATCGACCGTTTCACGACTTTTAAGGGATTCGACCTTGAAGTGCTTGCGGTGCGACTTTCGTTTACTCGTACTCATTGACCGTCACTCCTGCATCCTCGATTGTTCCTTCGAGTAGGTCAATTCCTTTGCTGGTTAGTTCCACTAAAGGAACTTTTCTTCCAAGTTGTTCTAACTGGATTTCTCTCGTTGCGACATAACCACGATCTTCAAGGTATTTGATATGACCCTTCAGAGATTGCCCTGATAACCCTAAGCCATACTCCAACAAGCAAACGTCAATCGTATTCGCACCGACAGCTTCAGGGTAACTAATCTTAGCAATCTTCAGAATGTAGCCACGAGTTTGCTTGTTCTTAACTGCCGAAATTGATTTATTCATTACCTCCACCACCTTTCTCGATTCGTTGATAAATTTTATCTAGTTTATTTTCCATTCGTGCCATCTGTCGGATATAGTCATCACGCGTTACATACGTAAACGGCAAGTCACGTTCGAGCGCCCTGAAGCGTTCATTTAGCTTCTCGATCTCATCCGCATTTTCAGTAAGCTTTTCTTTAACTTCTTTTTTATCCGACTTTATGTAAAAGCCGAGAATACCGATCATCGTCATGATGATGATGTTAAATGCTTGTTCCCATTCCAACTGATTCCACCCCCTAATCAAGCAAAATAAAAAAGCTCCTGTCATTACTATCTGACAGAAGCTTAACCCATAGAAAAATTTTCCTACATACGCATAATATTCATTTTTTCCTTGAAACACCGAGGTAAAATAGTCGCTTGCAATAAATAAGCTCGCGTTAGTCAAACAACGCGAGCTGGTTCTGATCCAAAGCATATTCATTTAGTATCGTTCGAACTCTGCTATCTGATATCCCGAATTCACGAGCGAGCTTTCGGATGCTGTCACCATTTTTATGAGCTTCAGCAATTTTTTGATCGCGAGCAACTCTTAAAAGGCCGTCTACTTTAGGGATATACATGTAAGTACCTCCGAACTCTTGCGTCATCTTAATGACACCATCCACACCGATAACTTGAGCTAAATTTTGATAAACTTCCGGAAGGTCCTCGACCTTCAGTTTGTGCATCCATTTTTCCATTGTTGACCTCCTACTATGCTTCATTCTCTTTTTCTGTCAGCTTTTTAAGAGACTCAATCAAACGCCAAGCCTTTTGAGGTGTAAGCCATTCAATCCGATCGACACCAGCATACTTTTTCATGAATGCTTTCATTCGTTTCGGATTATCTTCCCAGCCAAGCTCTTTCTCAAGTTGTTGTATCTTCCAGATTTGTTGATTACTCACTTGACTTGATTTTCTTTTGTTTGATTTATTCGCTTTAGATGGTTGATTATTTTTTCCCCCTAAACGGTCAATGACCGCTTTTGCTTGGTCGAAGGTGAGGGAGGAGATGGAAGGAGACCCACTAACTTCACTCACAACAGAACGCAAGTCATCCTCCTCTAAATTCAGCTCCTTCGCCGTCGCCCAAATCTTCCGAAGTTGTCCATTATTCAGCTTCATCGTTATCCTCCTTGTTACTTGGTTGCTTCTACTGGTTCGCCAATTTTCTCTAATTGAATAGATACGGCGTAACGGTCACCTTTTTCGAAGTGACTTGAAAACGCCGTAATACCAGCAAGAAGGTTCGCCAGTTCTTCTCCAGTGACATCTTTGTTTACATCGAGATAAACACCTTCAATCGGCGTTACTAGCTCTTTCACTCTTCCGCCTGAACGTGCTGTTGTTTGTGGCTTTGCCATGTGTATACCTCCTTTAAATTAGTGTAAGGTTGAGTTTTTTCTTTCTCTCACTCAATAATTTCGCTTTCGCTTCCTTGCGAGAAATCGGTCTAATCGGACGAGCGAGGAAGGAAATCTCAATATCCGTGAATTTGATTTCAATATCTGTGTATTCGACCGATTGAAAAGGGAAGTCTTTATACCAAAACAACTTGCCTAACCTCACTTTCTCGAACACTACTTCTTTTCCTGTTTTAATAGTGGTTTTGAATTCCGTTAAACCATCACCTTTAGAAAGGGTGGTTTGACAGAGGAAGTCTTTTTCTAAACTCTGTGCAACATAAGATACCCTAAGTCTATAGGAATCTATTTCTATTGATTGAATACCTATGATGAGATAATTTTCTCCCTCACACTCTACGACATCACCGATTCTATAAGGTTGTTTATATAATTTCGTAGACCGTTGCAGCGTTTTTATGACCTCTTGCATTTCCCCAACTCCTTTAACAAGGACTAATCAGCTTGAGATAACTTCTCGCGATTGACCACATACCAGAACTTGTCGGTCTTCTTTTTACGAGAAGCTCCGACTTGTTTCAAGAAATCATCGTCCATGCCTTCAAGAGCTTCTTTATTCGGTTTATGCTCGGTTGAAATTAGATGTTTGAAGCGAGCGCCTAAGCCAAGAAGGGCGTCGACCGTCGATTTATTGCTTTTCACATGGACACCACCACCAGTTTGACGGAACCCCACCTCACCAAACACTAAATCCATTGATTTTTTATCAGCAAAATCTTCTTTCTTCTTTTCTTCAATGAAGAGCTGGACATTTTCCTCAATAAGCTTCTTTCTCTCAGAGAGAGGGGAAACTACCTCTTGAGCTTTCTCGCGGATCGCATTGACTTGTTTCGTGACTTTCGCTTCTTCAGCTTCAATCTTGATATCAAGTTCGCCAATTTCACGCAAAGCCTCTTGAACTTGCTGGTAATCACCGTAAATAGATACTTTCTTTTTCTTTGCCATAGGTATAACCTCCTAAGTTAGTTTATTGTCCAAACGCAACCGAAACGCCTAACATTATTACCACCACAATCAAAACTCCTGTGAAGTTCCTATGTCGTTGACTTTCCTTTTCGCCGATGATTGCGAATGTAAAAAGAAAGAGGAGGCATAGGAACAAACTTTGAATAAGTATTGTCAAGGTATTCACCTCCTATGTACGAGTAAAATTCAACCACTCATACGCTTTTCTTTTTCCTTGTTCATTCACATGCAGCTCATACGGTTCAAAGTCGCTTGCGATATTAGGAATGTCACGAATAATTGTGACAAGACGCTTGCTCAATTCGACATTTTCTTTCCCTTCCTCTAGCTTCTTTCGGTATCGACTGAAGCTTTTGTCGAGGTTGTCGAGTTGTCGATAAATACCTTCCAGCGACCCATAAGATTGAACTAGAGGGAAGGCAGCCTTTTCACCAACTCCTTTACAGCCTGGGATATTATCGCTTGATTTTCCTGTCTCTCCTAAAAGAGACTTGACATCAATCCACTGACGAGGCGTTACACCATATTCTTTTTCGAAATTCGTCGAGGAATAAACGACATCTTCTTTATTTCTGCTAATCACTTGCAGCACATGACCGCCAGTGTCTAGCAATTGGAACATGTCTTTGTCCGAGGAATAAATAAAGCACCTTTCATCGTCATTGGTTTGTTCAACCCACTTGGTAGATAAGGCGCCGATCAAGTCATCCGCTTCATATGGCCGTAATCGAATCTGAGGAATGTTCATCAGCCTGAGAACTTCTTCAGTTGTTTCGAATTGTTGCTTTAACTCAGGTTCTGTCTCGTCCCGTAACGCTTTGTAATCAGGATAAATCTGTCGACGGAACGTTTCAGTCCTTCCGACATCCCAACATACAACAACGTGAGTGGCTCTGAATGATTCAATCAGCCTCATAAGCTTCTTTACAAAGACATAAACGCCATTTGTATAAAGACCGTCTTGATTTTGCATGAGGTCTCCTCTGAAGCTTGTCGCAAAGTATCCTCTCGATAGGAGATTCGCTCCGTCAATTAAGAGGAGGGTCCTACTTCGATTCACTTTAGGTTGAGGGATTTCATTTTCATTCATCAACTGAACCGTGAATGTGTCACCAATGATTTCCGCACTCGTCAAACGATTCATTCCGACCTTATCCAACTTCTGAACCTGTCGAATCATTTTACTCAATGCTTCCAAAAGGTTCGTTTTACTAAGGTTAGAAAATCCGTGACACACAACCGTGGCAGTCGCTCCATCTTGCGATGATTTAACTTGATAATCTCCAAAGGAGGGCTTATCTGTTAAATGCAGAGTAACACGGCCATTTTCGATACGAGCATGATCGAGATTATAACCACTCATATCGCGAAGGGCTATCATTAATGACTTCATTTCACACTCAAATGTACGAGGCGAAGCTTTGTGGCTTGCCATCATAACGAATACCGTCTTCATGGTTCACCAACTTCCTTGTCTATTGGAGTTTTAATCAGCTCCATCGGTAGCATGATCGTTCATGCTACCTGTGCAAATGATTAAAACAAAGTTAATTGTTCGGGTTCGATTATCTTTTCTTCTTCTGGAAGGAGAGAAGAGGAGGTCATGTCTACAATGTCATCCTTTGAAACTCTGAAAAATTTATGACCGTCTTCATCACCTTCGTCTAACGTGATTTCGTAAGGGAGGAGTTCCCCATAAAAATAGTAGGTAACTGTGGCCCATCCTTCGAATAATAGGTTCTTGACGTAAATCCGTTTATTGTGCTGGTTCAAATTCCATCACCTTCGAAATTGAGAGGGTGCGATACATGCTGCATTGTTGTGCGTTTGCGTCAGCGTCGAAAATGCAATCCCTTAACTCATTTTCAGAAGCGATCAGCGAGGCGAACTTATTCTCCGCCAGTAGTAGATTTTTGATTGCTTTGTCTACAAAGGCAGGAGCAGCGTTATCAAATTCATGCCAAGCGAGGAACAGTTCCTTGCGTGCATTTTCGATTTCCTCATTCGGTGTTTTCATTGCAATTGCTTGTCCGATAGATTCCTTCACTTCGTAAAGTCGTTTTAATAACATGGTTTAAACCCCTTTTAAATTTTATTGTTCCAACCAGTTGTACCAAGGTACAGTTCGTTTCGATTCACTTTCTTGTCGCTCAGGTCTTGCTGTTTTCTTTTGAAAACGGTTTGGTTGGTTTTCCCTGAACTTGCTTGTATGTTCTCTAACTTGCTGAATAGTCGTTATACCGTTTTGCTTCCAATTGGTGAGTATTCGGTCGATATAGCGTATCGTTCGAACGTTAGAAACGACCGCTTCTCTAAGGGCAGCGACAATCAATTCGTCGCTATGCTGGTCTTCATCCAACCACATTCCAATTGTTTGCAATTCCATTGGTGATAAAGGTCTAGCAAACTCTCGCTCTATCATCGTATACAAGGCGGTAGGTGAGTTGGATTCCTCTTTGTAAGGGCGGAAGTTGACCGTTCGCTCCGTGTTGATAACTTCTTCATGGCCCACACATATTGGACATTGGACGCTGTAAAGCTCCTTACTTTTCGCGACACCGAAATCCAATTCGCAATCTGGACAATAAAAGAGTTCTAGTTTTCGCATAAGATGACCTCATTTTCAGTGATTTTTCCATTCCAAGCGTCTTCCATAACGTCATAAATCTCGCCGTGCGTCACTTCATCTTTGTTATCCAGTAAATAGTGTAGATTTCGAACCATTAGTATTGCCTTCAGAAAGCCAAGTTCCTCATCGGTAATTGCACCGTTTCCGTTCTCAATCCTAGATCTAATTTTTCCGAAAATGGAAGCCTGGGCATAAGCGAAGCACTGTCCTGAGAGATAAACCTTCGTAGGTCTTTCTTCTCGTAGGCTCGAAATCTCTAAAGCTAGTTTCTTTCTGTTCAATCTCGGCTTGCGTGGTCTTTCTATCCCGAGTTCTTTCAGGATTTGAGCTTTCGTCATTTTTTTCTTCTTCCTAGCCAACACTCATCACATCCTCCGAATTAGGATAGAGAGTGTATTCCAATTTCGCGACGACGTTGATAATTTCAAGCGGTCTGCCATGCGGAACGGCTAACATCTGACGACAATCCTCGTCGTGGTAGATGTCTACTTTTCCAAATTTGTCGTACAACTCATCTTGCGTGCGGATGATTAATTCTGTCTTAGTCATGCGATGACCCTCCTCATGTGCTTGTTGCGTTTGAACTGTATTTCTTCCACGACATATCCTCGAAGGTTAACTTCTAACCAACCCCACTTTTGATCGCTCATACGGATGCCGAGAGGACTTTCTTCTAATTGCATATAGGTTGTAATTTCAAAGCCGAGTAATTTGGATAATTCATATTGGCTAAGTCCAGCAGCCTTTCTCATTTCCACTAGAAAATATTGACGTTCTTCAGCTTGCTCTTGTCGAACTTGCCATCTCCATTTATAATTCTTTAGAGTAGCGAGTTCGAGATTGAAGGCATTGCAGATTTGTTCGTCCGTCATGCCTTTGTTAACGAAATCGACGTATTCCGTGTGAGAAATGGTTCGTCGCATCGGATTCACTCCTTTCAAGGGAATCGGGTTAGGCTCCGATTCCCATGTATTTTGCGACGTTGGTTAAGCCATCGACGCTGACATCTTGGTTCGAGGCGCTGTTAACAAACACGTTGACAGCTCCTCGAATACCCCAACGACTTCGAGCAATTCTCCACAAGAATTTCTGTTCATCCTCATTTAGTTCTGGAAAGAGCAATTTCACATCATTCAACTTCACTTTTGTTGTCAAAACATTTTCACGAATAGCCATGCGACTAAATAACTGAGCAAAGGCAGCTTCTCCACGACCGAGCATTTTCGTGTAAATCTCGTCGTTGCCGATAAGGACCAACCCAACACCACTCTCGTCCGAAATAGCTCTCAAATGCTCCAACGCTCTCAATGTAAGGTGTTGTGCTTCATCAATAATGATGACACGACCTGATTTAGCAAGCTTTTTAACGATGTCTCGGTACATGCGACGGATGGAACTAGCTTCGTTTATGCGAAGTTCCTCAGCGATAAGCTCGCTCACACCCTTTGGAGTGGAGTATGCAGGAGCTATCGTGATGAAGATGCTATCAGGGTGACTACTCACATATGCTTTCGCACCTTGCGTTTTACCGACACCAGCATCCCCATATACAGCACCGATACCGCCTTGAACGTGACAATAAGTGATAACATCCATTACAGATGTCGAAATACTCGTTTCGCGAAAATCAGGCTTCTTCGGTGCGATTGATCGTTTCTCAGAAACCGAGAGGAACGCTTCGACCTTTGGTTCAATTTTGTGTGGTGTTGGATAAGTACCTTTCAAGTATTGAGATAAGGCAGGGGCGGAAATGCCGATTGACTTAGCGACCGCCGATTGGGATTCATTCGAATTTTCGATATACTCTTTTAACATTTGTTGCAAGTGGTTGATTTTGATTCCTTCACTCATTTTAATTTCCTCCTTGTTTGAACTTCTTTAGGTTATTAGCGATTCGACTAATACTAACCGGGCTATTATGGTGGTCGTCACCAGATGCTTTCGGTAAAGCTTCAACATGCTTCTCGTTCGCTCTGATTGGGTTGATGACCTTAGCTGTAGGGTCTTGTACATTCTCCGCATTTATCCTAGCCTTGCGAAGCATGATGTCCATTGCTTCAGGAGCCGTATAAATTTCAGCAGCACTGTCTTTGTATGCCTTGATTTGCTTTTTCTGCTTCTTGATTTCACTAGCAGCCTTACGAAGCTCCTCTTTGCTCGCTCCGTACTCAAGTGCAACTCGATTTTCTGCCGTCAATATGTAACGGTCTTGGCTGTCGTAAACTCGGACAGTACCCATATCATCAGGATTGTAACGGATGTACACTTTTTGTCGTTGGTACTTAGCGACAAGATCATGGTGATAATATTCGAGCTTCTGACCATACATCGTGAGTGTAACTCCAACCCTTGATACAGTGAGTGCTCCACTCGAACGCAGCATCATCAAGTCTAAATCTTCCTCTGTAGCTGTACGCTTCTCCACTAAATTTTCCGCATACACTTCATTTGGTGTTCTACCGTTCATACCGTCACCCTTGTGAGATTGTTGATTGTACCAACCTTCCACATAAGAATCGAAACTTTCGATAAAGTCCGCTTCTTCGATGACATTTTCCTCGTTTTTGATAACATCTTTTAGACGCTCAGGTCTTTCGAGAATGTGTCCACCAGTGAATGTCTTGGTGAGTCGCGAAAACTCTTCTTTGAATTGTTTGAAAGCGCGCTCTATGATTTTCGCTCGCCCGTTTCGGACCTTAGCATTCATCATCTTGATACCAAGTCGTTCGAATATTGGTGGTGGCTTCACTTCTTCATCTTCTTTTTTCTTCTTGCGACGACCACGACCGCCGATGTCGCTAACCAAGAACTCCCGACCGTTATCGACATAAACTTCTTTAGGAACACCGAATCTCAATATCCCTTTCCGAAGGGCGAACAAGTTGGCATCTGAGTTCGGTGTATCTGTTACGAACCAACCGACCATTTTCCTCGCTCTAACATCTTGATACATCGTCACATACGGTCGATAAATCGCTCCATTCGGTCGTCTCACCATTACGTCAAAGGTGTGGTTATCCGCAACCCATATCTCATTAGATTGCAAACTACTATAAATTCGTCGGATGTAAGGAAGAGCTTTGTCATCCGCATCCTTCGCGCCGTATCGGAAAAACCTAAGAACCGCATATGGTATCTTCTTGGCTTTTCTCTGGAATGTCTCGTAAGTAGGTAAGGGGAGGAGTTCCGGTTCGTCCAGTTCCGCCCATGTTTCGACTAACTTCCGACAATAACTGATTGATGGTCTTGCTTCATCGAGGTAGTATTGTTCAAAGATGGCCCATGCCACATCTGGAATTTCAGTTAGCCCGCGATTCCAACCGCCTCGCTTGTCCACTAAAGCCTCGTCGCCTTGCTCTTGCCAATTTTTAAATTTCCTTCTAAGTGTTGAAGTGGTGAGAGGGTGATCCTCGTTCGTCTCATTCCACTCCTGAACGAACAACTCATCCAATTCCGTTTTCTTTCCGCCTTGGCTCCGATATTCTTGCCAATCATCTAAACACTTTCGCCAGAAGCCGATTTGTTGTCGCTCTTCTTCTGAAAAGTCCCGGAAAGTCTTATCAACTTTCGTTTCCTTCGGTTCCTGCTTCGCTTGATTTGCACGATATCGCTTGACGGCAGAGGGAGGGAGAGAAGAGATCAGAACCTTATGTTGTCTCCCGCCATTTCCACCACGACCAGTACCTTCTGTTGTGATAGCTTTGATTTTCCCTTGTTCAATCCAATTTCGAATCGTGCGTTCCGACTTCTTGGTCAATTCTGCTGTTTCTTTCACTGTGATGTAAGCAACTTCGCTCATATCTACCCTCCTTGTGTCCTCTTCGAACGCTCTATACAAACCCTTTAAAGGTGTGTTATAATCGCTTTAAATTAATTGTTTTGCTCTTGGCTGCCGTTCGCATCGGCAGCCTTTTTCATTTCTCTGACTAACGCAACCTCATTTTCCACTGGTTCGAATGCTTCGCGAACCGAACGCTCCATTCGCTCAATCGCTTCAATTTCACTGTAAGCCTCAGAAAGCATTTCCTTTACACGTAGATACAAAGCTTGTCGTTGAAAGTCGAGTGATTCTAGTTGCTTCTCGACAATGTGCTGCCTTGCATCTGTCGAGAATTTTGTTGAACCCTCTTTAATAGAGGAGTTATTTTCTGCTAATTCAGCCACTTGGTTAAGGATGTTTACAATTCCGTTTTTGGTCATTTTTCATTTCCCCTTCCTTGTTTCAAGCTGTCTCTTTAATGTCGAGGCGCTCCAAAATGATTTTTCGATAACGATGGTTCGGGCGAACGCCGCTAATGATTTCCGATAAACGACTGATAGGAATGCCCTCTTGTCTGCAAAACTCTGAATGAGTAACTTGCATTTCTGCTAACTTCCTCTTAATCTCCCAACCTAACGTAGTGACTTTTTGTTTTCGTACAGCCATTTTAAATTCTCCTTTCCGTAATTCTTGATGAACCCTCCTCTCAACTCGTCTATAATTCAAAGAAGAGAGGGGGTGTTAATAATGAGTGAAACTTATCAATTCTCGGTTTCTGGACAATGCCCTGTCCAAGACGAAACTCAAAAAATTGAAATAATAGTAGAGAAAAAACTATTAGCTCGGAATACTAGCGGTTATAAAAAGATTGATCTCAACTGCCAACATCGGTCTAATTATGGATGTTCATACGGTCTAAGATGTCCAATCTACTTGAAAACATCAAGCGACCCTTTTCTTCACCGAGTTCGTTGATTTGTCCTTGCATTTTATGGACTTTTCGTTGAAGTCTATTTTTAAACTCATCTGGGCTAGAGGGGGTAAATTCCACTCCTGCTTTTTCAACGAAAGGCCCCATTATTTGATAGGCTTCGAAATCGCATTCTTTATTTAGCGGACACCCTTCGCAAGGTTCAGCGAAACTAGCGATTTCTCTGTATTTGCATTGTTCAACGTAAGCCTTGAGATGTTGAGCGATGCAAATTTCTTCTTTAGTTGCTGCCACTACATATCACTCCTTTCTTATTTAAGGTGGAAGGCCGTTGGCTATTCCGCCTTTTTCTATACGCTTCTTTTGAGCCTTCCTGTCATAAACATCCACATACGCTTTGCGAAGTTGATAGAGGCGGAATGAGATTACATTGCTATCCACTCGCTTTTCCGATTGTTCCTCACCAGAATCCTCTTTATTGGACTCTTCTTGCTTTTGCTCCGTTTTCGTCTCACGAGACTTTCGAAGCTTTTCGATAGCAGCTGCATTCTTAGGAGAAAGAGCAAGGAAGCTAAGGACATTCAATGTGCTTTCGTCTGGACGGACGGAAACGCGCTCTTTTTCAAAACGTATGTATAGCCCTTGGGAGTCACTTCGTAGGACGCGTTCAATCTTTTTTCCACTAATGTAAATGCGGACCTTCTTGCCGATCATCTCTTCTACTTGCTTGGCGTGTCGAACATTCATGAAAGATTTCTCCTCTCGTTTCAGAAATTTTGATAGGTTTTGATAAACCACCTTTGATATGATTGTGTAAGTACGTTACCACTTGTTAATTTAAATTATACACGCTTTTTCGTGTAAGTCAATAAGAATAACCGCTTTTTCGTGTAAAAAAATACGATAATTCGTGTGGAGGGAAAAACTATGAAAAGTATTGATAACATTGGGGTTCGCATTAAGTATTTGAGAGAAAAGAATGGCTTGTCTCAAGCTGCATTCGCAAAAAGAATCGAGGTTTCTGCCGGGAACGTCGGTGATTGGGAAAGTGAAAAGAAGAAGTCTTTACCGGGAGCAAAGGCTATACACGCAATTTCGGGTGAATTCGGAGTGTCAGCTGATTGGTTGTTGACTGGTGAGGAATACATAGGCCATTCTATTTCCGAAAATGGTAATATACTTACACAATCCGACATGTTGATTATCGACAAGGTTGTCGCTGGAGGTCGATTTAAGGAACCTGAAATGACGAAACGTGTCATGAAAAATGTCGTTTCTAACCTTCGGAAAGAGGGAAATACAGAAGAATTTAACGAAGACGATCTAGTGGACCTATTAAAAATGGGAGCTGCTCTTTATGAAGATAGACATATCCAGAAGAATACTGAAGAAGAAAAAGAGAAATCTATTGAACTATCAGGGGAGGCTCAAGAACTAGTTCAGATTTTCAATAGTTTAAGTGATAGAGACGCTATTGAACTCATGACGATCGCTAGAATGAAACGCGATCTAACTGTAAGTCCTGTTAAAAGGGGAACGTCGTCGAAGTCGACTTCCAAAACCGAAAGCGTAACTCCTGCACCTGAAAAGAAGCACGCCTAATTTTTTACCCTAAAACGGTAAGTATTTTACCGCTTTAAAAATCGTTAAAATTGCAACATCGTATTTTTAGAGATTGCTATAATAGAAGGAACGAAGGTTGCTGGTTGACAGCTTTCGTTATCCTTCCTTGTTGTGGGCCATCAATAGAAATGTTGGTGGTCCATTTTAATTACTTCTATAGAAGAAAGTCGCTGAAGGCCACTAGAACGAAATTAGATTTGATTTCTCATATCAACCTCCATTTAATCGCAAATTTAAGCCTTGTATCGAGTTTGAATTTATATATTATTTCTATACATAATAATGAATTAATATACAATAAAGATTGCGGAAAGCATTGCGGAAAGTTTTTCGAAGTTAAAATCCCGAATCGCTTGATATGACTGGCTTGAAGGTATTGCGGAAACAGTTCCGCATTTCCGCAATAAAATTTCCGCAATCATCATATTCGATTCGCTGATTTAAACATCCTTTTAAACGCATTTAAACGCTATATATCAAGGGTTTAAACGTTTTTAAAGAATTGGTATTTAAAAAACGGTTTCCAGTCCATATCGAACCGAAAACCGAAAAATTTCTCATTTTGATTAGTTTTTTATCACTTTGTTTTTTCTTCTCTCAAATTTCCTCTAACCCTTGATAACACTACATTTCTTTACGAGATTTCACTTCACTTTACGAGATATTACGCATCATATATATTTATCACTTTGTATGTCATAGTACA